ATCTTTCTTACACTTTCGCAAAAATGGTCTTTTTAGACCCGTCTAAAAATAAAATACGTCATGGCAAAAGGACGACCCGGAAAAGACACCGCAAAACACATAGCCGACGGCACCTTTGACAAGTCCCGTCATGCCGCCCGTGTGTCGCTTCCCATCCTCGACATCTACCCCGACGCCCCGCCGGAGTTCGACGAACAACACCGCGAAAAGTGGAACTGGCTTTGCAACCATTTGCACACCGCCGGACTCTTAACCGCCTCCGATTTGGAGGTCATGCGGATTTACGTTTGCGCTTCCGTAACCGAAACGAACGAATATCGGCTTATTCAAAAAGAGGGCACAGTAATTGACTTCAACGGTAAGCCAATCCGCAACCCGCACTGCATCACATGGAACGACGCCATTAACCAAATGCGGCACCTGTTTGTCGAACTTGGATTAAGCCCATCGGCCCGCATGCGGATGAAAGTCGAAAAGCCCAAAGATGATGTTGACCCATTGGAAAATTTAAACTGATATGCAGTCAAATTTTAAGAGCGATCAAAACAGGCCACCTAAAGGCCCGCCACCCCCCGCAACAAAACAGTTTAATGCATGGCAAATTTGCCCAATATGCGGCGGCGCAGGAGTTACTATTGCGGGTTTTACAACAAGTAGTTGTACAAATAAATGCACTGTTTGTAACGGTAGAAAAATCATATCAACCATAACGGGACTTCCTCCTGCCCTTTGACACACCAAGCCTACATCGACGCCGTTCTTAACGGCTCCGAACTGGTAAGCGAAGTAACCCGCCTTACCATTGACCGCCATTTATCCGACCTAAAACGCGGGCCGGATTTCCCGTACTATTTCGATGAAGCACAGGCAGCGCGGGCAATCGGTTTCCTTTCCATATTGCGACACCCATCCGGCGGCAAGAACGTAGCCGACAAAAAATTCAACCTTCAACCGAACCAGGCATTTATTACCGCCGTTCTTTTTGGTTGGCGGCGCAAGGAAGATCACAAGCGGCGGTTTACTGAAGTCTATTTAGAAGTCAGTCGCAAGTGGGGCAAATCCCTGTTTGCCGCGTTCGTTGAATTGTACGTGGCCTGCATGGAGGGCAACGTAGGCGGCGGCGTGTTTACGGCAGCAACAACCAGGGAGCAAGCCGACGAAGTTTTCCGGGCGGTCAAAGGTTTTGCCGAACGACTGCGAACCGACAGTCCGAAAGCGCACAAGGAGATCAGGATTTTAGCTAACAGCGTAACCCATAAATCCGGCTGTTTCATCCAAAAAGTAAGCGCCGAAGCAAAAACACTTGACGGCAAAAACCCGGTTTGCGCGGTCATTGATGAATACCACGCCCACCCGGATGACAGCGTGAGAGAGGTTATGTTGTCCGGTATGGGTGCGCAGGATTGCCCCCTACTTTTCACCATCACAACGGCGGGCTTTGACAAAGACGGCCCGTGCTACAAAGTCGAACGCCCGAACGCCTTAGCTGTATTGCGCGGCGACGTAAAACAGGATAGTTTGTTCGCCATGATTTTCGGGCATGACACAGAGGACGCTGACGGCATACTTTCGCTCGACCCGGACAATTCAGATGAGGCTAAGCAGATTTTAAGGCTGGCCAAAAAGAGCAATCCGAACTTAGGAAGCACACCTACTGAATCATTTATCCTTGACAGGGTACGGGCGGCGCGAAACAAAGGCGGGTACACCCGTGTTGGCGTTCTGACTAAAAACTTCAACTGCTGGCTGGATGCCCCTACGGTTTGGATACCGGAGGAAAACGTAAAGGCTTGTATGCGGCCCGTTGACTTATCCGAGTTTGCTGGGCTGCCTGTTTACCTTGCCTTCGACCTTGCCGCCACAAAAGACTTTACGGCGCTTGATGTGCTTTGTATTAAGCCTGATGGGAAGCCGACGCACAAAACGTTTTACTTCATGCCCGAAGCGACCATTGAAAAAAAGAAGCACGACGGCCCCTACTACGAATGGTTGCGCAATGGTCACATCATCGCAACGCCGGGAAACATTGTAGACTACGGCTACATGAAAAACATGATCCGAGAAATCAACGAAACGTCACAGGTTATCAACATCACATACGACAAATGGAACGCATGGGAAACCGCCGCCGAACTTACTGCCGACGGGTTTGATATGTTGGTTTGTCAGCCTTACTACTCTTTCATGTCCGAGCCGACAAAGCGCATTGAAAAAGACATCCTTTCCGGCGCGGTTGACATTGACAATAACCCGATAACAGCATGGATGTACCGGAACATTGTACTTGACATGGACAGCCAGGAAAACATAAAACCGAATAAAGCGAAGTCTGCAAACAAGATCGACGGCGCGGTTGCGCAAATAATGTCAACGCTTGGATACATTACCAAAACCGTAAACCCAAACCCGACGCACTACTGGGAGCGTGACGGGCTGTTAAAAATATAGCATGATTAAAGTCCTTTGCATCGAAGCCCGACAGCTTACCCCCGTTGGCTATTGGCGCGTTTTTAAACCATTCGAAACGATTAACCGCCTGTTTCCCGGCGTTTTTCAATTCGATTTCAAGTCGAAGGACTTGGATTATGCCGATATTTCGGCGGCTGATGTGGTGTTTATGACCCGTCCGCATAAGATGGAAACCTTCGAGTGGATAAAAGAAGCGAAGCAAACGAAGGGCATCCCGTTTATTTTGGACATGGATGACGATCTTTTGGACGTTCCGCGCGAACACCCCTTGTTTCCTGACCTGAAAAAGCGCCGTAAAATCCTGGAAAATCACATGAAAATTGCTGATTTGTTGTGGTATTCTACCGATTTTCTGCTGAAAAAGTACGGAAAAGGCGTACATATTCCGAACGCTATTGATACAGCACTTTTGCCCGTAGAACCAGCGCCCGACGCAAAGCGGGTAATGTGGCGCGGCAATTCAATACAGATGCACGACCTTTGGGGCGCTGGAATGCAAATGTTTGATGAAATACAGGACTACGCTAACCAGTTCGGGTTTATTGGTTTCCTGCCCCCGTTCTTTGATTATGCCAACCCTATACATGAGCACGACGGCGGCCCGATAATGAGTTATGACCCAATAGCGACAAAAGGCAGAACCAGTTGCACCGTCATACGCTACCCCGTCATTGACAACACTTCGATGTACTTACAACAGTTGAAGTTTGACCGCTGGAATTACATTTGGAAGCCGCTTATTGATCACGACTTCAACCGGGCGAAAAGCAATATTTCCATGATGGATGCGGCAATTTCCGGCGGCGTATGCCTGACCAACTTTGCCGGACAGCCGCAATGGGAAAACGCAACGGGCAAGATTCTGCCTTACGATGCCGCTTGCGATCTATGGGCAAAGTCATGTGCCGATATTCGACTGAATTACGACATCACAACGGCGGCAAATATTCGGGCATCATGGCTGATTAAACTTGCAGGCCGGGAAAATCTGTTTGTACAATGATACCAAAAAAACTAATATGGGCGGCGCATAACGACGGCGCTTTGGCTAACTGCATCTTTGGGCAATATTTTGCCGCCGTTAATCAGTCATGCTTTTTACACAACGGCACAATGTTTCTTTGGTCATCGCTTCCGGCAGGAACAATCGAAGCCGCCAAAAAGATGTGCCAACGTGAGTACGCAGCGCGATTACGGAAACACATTAAAGAGCAACAAAAAAAATGCTGAAACCATCGGAATACTTCGAACGCTACGGCGAACACCTGGGGACAAAATGCGGATCGGTAAAAGCATTTGAACTTACCGAACGCGAATTCTTCAAGATGTACGGTCTGCGGCGCTTCAAAAATTACCACGTCTTTCGCCGGGCGCATTGGCTACACCGCATGGGCAAACATAACCGAATGGTCATTTGTCACGTTGTTGATGACTTCGACATTAAAAAATAAAAACATGGAAAATCTTGAAAGCCTTTCACCAGAAGAAATGGAATTACTTTATCAAATCACAAAGATAATTGCCGAAGCTGACAGTATTGGCGAGGGATATGGTTATTGTGAGGAATACGACAAGTACAAATTTGAGAAAGAAAAGCAAATCTTGTTAACAGCAAACGAAAACACACACCCATCAGTGATTCATGGATGCTATCTGAAGTACGGGCTCCAAATATTTAACCTGAAAAAATAAAACGCATGGCATTAATTTCAATGGCAGTTTACGCGACGGAAGAAAATAACAAAACCGAAATTGCCCGCCGAACGATTTACAATTTGTTTGAAAAAACAGATTGGTCTAAACATCGGCTTGTTGTGGTAAATAATGCATCATGCGATGAGATGCTTTATGAACTTGATAGGGCGCTTCTAAGGAGCAATCTTTATAACACGGGCAAAGAATTTATGACAGTTATCCACAACGATACCAACTTAGGCACCGCCGGAGCCATAAATATGGCTTGGAAATTGCGACAGCCCGGCGAGTGCGTTGTGAAAATGGACGATGATGCGCTAATCCACGACGCGGGATGGTGCGACCGTTTAGAGGAGGCCATACAGCGCGACCCGCAAATTGGTATCATTGGGCTGAAACGAAAAGACCTCATGGAAAACCCGTGGCGCAACGATCAGTTTAAATCAGAACTTAGGATGCTGCCACACGAACCGGGCGAAAGCTGGATTGTCGTTGAGGAGGTAGGCCACGTAATGGGAACCTGCCAAATGTACAGCCCTGCACTGCTTGACAAAATCGGGTTTTTATTTCAGCCTCGCCTGTACGGGTTTGATGATTCACTTGCCGCCGTTCGCTGCCGTGTAGCTGGCTTCAAAAACTGTTTCCTGCCCCACATCCGCATTGACCATATCGACCCCGGAGACACGCCGTTTCAGGAATGGAAACATAAGGTTAGCGGCGAAGATATGCCGGAATACAACCGACTGAAAGCGGGCTACCAAAACGGAACAATACCTGTTTACTATAATCCGTATGAGCAATGAAAAAGTGGAAAATAAACGGACTTTCTATGCAAAAGCACAAATGTCCACAATGCGGAAAGGTTGACCGCTTTAAATGCTACCACTCTACAAAAGGCAAAGGCAATTTCGGGTTAGGGCAAAACCAATACAAATACCTTTGCGTGTCGTGCGGATATGAAACCCAAAATCTTGATCCGAAAACAATTATAATGCAATGAAAACCGCCATCATCAACACGGGATACCTTCGGACGGCTGAAAAGTGCCGGGCGAATCAGTGGGCGAACCTTTTGGAGGGCGTAGACTTTACGGAGTATTATTTTACGCATGAAAAAATTACTTTCCTGCATCCCGACCGCATGGGAAGTGTGTTTCAAAAACAAATCCCGTACAACTTCTACCCAACACTACCCACACCCCACCCATACTACGCCAACAAAGCCCCGGAAACAGAGCCGTGCAACGTTCTGAATATGTGGCACAATCTTTTCGTTTCATTCTGTCTTGTTCCGAACACATACGACTGCTATGTGCGCAACCGTCCCGACATTCAATTTTCCGGGCGGGTTCACCTCGAAAACGAGCCGGGCAAAGTTTATATTCCGCATGGTAACGACTTCCGCGAAGGCATAAACGATCAGTTTGCCTACGGTTGTTACGAATCCATGCGCGTCTACTTCTCCATTTACCTGTACCACGAACGGTATTTTAACCAGGGCGTCATGTTCCACCCGGAAGGATACCTGAAACACCACTTGGAGCAAAACGGTATCGAAATCGTACGCGTTAACCCAACACAAGCAATTTTACGACCATGAAAACAAACGTATTGATACCAATGGCAGGCGAAGGTAAGCGTTTTAGGGATGCCGGATATACAGAGCCTAAGCCGATGATTGATGTTTTGGGTGAGCCGATGATACGCGCCGCCACCGACTGTTTTGCATTGCAAGATTGTGGCGATTGGTGGTTTAAAATAATCACCGTATCGAGCCTTCAGTATAGTGTTGAAAGCGCGCTTGGAGAGGGTAATGTAACAAACTGCCTTGTCGGCATAACTACGGAAGGGCCAGCATGTACGGCATTAATCGCAAAGCCGCTTATTGTTAGCAGCGAACCGCTTATCATTGTCAACTGCGATCAAGTGATAAAGGATCAGTGGGTTTTAGATTTTGCGGAATTTTGCGACATCCACAAAGCCGACGTCGTACTTGGCTGCTTCCTTTCGACCTCACCGAAAAACAGCTACGTTCGCGTGAACGATGACGGCCAAATAATCGAAGTCCGGGAGAAGGAAGTTATAAGCAACATTGCAACCAACGGCTTGCACTGGTTCCGGCGCGGATCTGATTTTGTCCGGGCTGCCGAAAAAATGATAGCAGCCGATGACCGTGTGAACGGCGAATTTTACATTGCCCCGTCAGTTAACTACCTGATAGCGGAAGGCTTAAAAGTCATGCCGTTTTTCTTTAACCTGCATTTCCCGATCGGCACCCCAGAGGACTTGCAAAAATATGAGGCGCTTTATGCAAAGACATAAACTAAAAAACATGACCGGCGGCTGGTTTATCGGCAACTTTGACCCGTGCGCATTGCAGACCAAAGATTTTGAAGTCTGTTACAAAGCCCACAAAAAGGGCGAACAATGGCCCCGGCACGTTCACAAAATCGCTGCCGAAATTACGCTGCTTGTTCGCGGCCAAATGATGATGAACGACAAACTTGTAAGGCCTGGCGACATCATTACCGTGGAGCCGGGCGAAGCTATTAAGCCAACATTCATCACCGACTGCGAGTTGGTTGTAGTTAAAACCCCGTCCGTACCGGGCGATAAATATGAGGTATGAAAAAGATAGGAGAATTTTTAATTATAGATTCAATATCTATTAGCTCTGAAACATTTACGAGCTATGGATATGGCGACCGCTATCCTGAAAGTAAAACAATACACCGTAGTGTTTCTTTTGAATTGACATCAACAGGGCCAACAAATACCGATGTGTTTGCTGATGAATCAGCAGACAACCCAATTAAGGTCTTGCTTTATATGGTTCCAAAGGGCGAAAACTCCGACGATTACGAACTTATAAAAAAGAACGCATGAACATCTTTCGACCCGACGTACCGCACAATGACTACTTCAAAGTGTGGTACCACCTCAAAAGCAAAACAACCCTACGCGACGCAGCATGGCAAATAGCCATTGGTCAAAGCGTCGGCAACCCGAACGTGCGCAGCGTATGGGAAACGGATGATTTGTTTGAAAAACACTCCTGCATTGTTCTGCATGATGAGGCCGAACTAAAGCACAAATCCGAGGGGCTGGTATTAATCGCTTTCCCGGTTGTAAATATTGATTGGGCAACGGATGGCATCGCTCATTTGCTTGTCAACATCATGGGCGGGCAGCTGGACATTGACATCATCGAAAAATGTCACGTCGTTTACATTGACTTCCCGTCGTCCGTTACACGGCACTTCAAAGGCCCGCGTTGGGGCATTAAAGGCATCCGGCAATTTACGGGCGTAAAAGACAAGCCCCTTTTAGGCGGCATCATCAAACCCAAAACAGGCGTAGGCCCGGACGTGCTTTTGGATATGGTAAAGGAATTGGTAGACGGCGGCGTAAACTTCATCAAAGAGGACGAAATCCTAAGCAACCCGGCTTTTTGTCGCATCCGTGACCGTGTACCGCGAATCATGCGCTACCTTGACGGTAAAGGCGTTATCTATGCCGTATCCATCCACAGCGACCCGCATGTTTTGTTAGACCGCGTAGCCGACGTTGAGCGCATGGGCGGCAATGCCGTACATGTTAACTTTTGGTGCGGATTGGGCGCGTACAAAGCGATCAGGGACAACGGCAGCGACTTGTTTGTGCATTTCCAAAAGTCCGGCGACAAGATACTTACCAACAAAAACCACGACTACCACATCACTTGGCCCGTTATGTGCAAATTGGCTGCACTTTCCGGTATTGACTTCGCCCACGCTGGCATGATCGGCGGGTATTACAAATGGCCGGAAGATGAAACGCTGGACAGCATCGAAGTACTGCAGCAGTACGGCGTCATGCCTGCCTTGTCATGCGGTTTCCATCCCGGACTTACCGATATGGTAACGGCAAAGGTTGGCAGTAATTACATGGCAAATGTGGGCGGCGCAATACACGGGCACCCGGACGGCACCACCGCAGGCACAAAAGCAATGCGGCAATCAATAGACGGCCAATTTGGCCCGGAATACTTCAAAGCACTCGACACATGGGGAAAGCAATAGATCAAATCATCCGGGAAAACTTTACGCAGGACTTCCGAACCGGAACGCCTTACGATGATACGGACAGCCCCGAACGTTTCCCGCTGCCTGGAAAATGGGATGGGCGGGAGTTTTCGGCTTGCAATGCTATGGCGCTACACGAGGCTATGCTATCAATCGACCCGAAAAGTATTGTGGAAATAGGTGTTGCGCGTTTAGAATCGAGCAAGTATGCGAATACGTCAACTGCGGTATTTTTAAACTACATGTCAGACGCCTGCATCTATTTTGGCATTGACATTGCCGACCGTTCATTTGTAAGCCAATACGCCCCGAACGCATACACGCTGAAAGCCGACAGCACCGACGTAAAGACGTGCGTTTCCGCAATGAAAAAACACGGCATCAAACACATCGACCTGTTGATGATCGATGGATGGCACAGTATCAACACGGTAATACAGGAGTTTGCATACACCGACCTCATCCCCGTTGGCGGCGTTGTTGTTCTGCATGACGTTAACCTGCACCCCGGACCAAAGAACGCCGTACAATACGCGAACCCGAAAAAGTGGAAGGTGGAAAAATATTGCCCCGATGATTGGGGCATCGCTGTTTTAACCAAATTGAAACCATGAAAATCATTGCACACCGTGGAAACCTAAACGGCCCCGACCCGGCAAGGGAAAATACTATTGAACAGGCAGAAAAGTGCTTTGCTTTGGGTTTTGACGTTGAGTTAGATGCGTGGCATATTGACGGTAATATGTTTTTAGGCCATGACGAGCCTAATACAAAAATAGACCCAATGTGGATACTTCGCCCTAATCATAAACTTTGGCTGCACTGGAAAAATACCGACGGCTTATTGTGGGCCATGTATGGATTTGAGTTTTTACTAAACCCAATTTTTTCCAACTACTTTATGCACGATAATGAGCCGTTTGTGGAAACAACAAGCGGCGCGTATTGGCTTTACCCCGGAACGCCCATTACAGACGATATGTTAAGCGCCCCGGCCATCGTCGCCTGCCTTCCCGAACTTGCGCCCGATTGGGATACTTCGCAGGCTACTCACATTTGCACAGATTACCCAATCATGTACCGGGAAAAATATATGCGAACCGTATCGCAGTAGTATGACGTTCCGGCCCCGCGTTTGTACCACTTTTGTACATGCGTTGGACTGGAATCTTATCATTTCTGAACAAAGACACGCCGCCTGCCACAGAGCAACGCGGCCTTTCATTGTCCGACCCGGAACTGGTAAGGTACTTTGGTATCCCATCAGCCAACCCAAATATCCGCGTAACGGACGAAAGCGTTTTTGCTTTGCCGCCCGCATGGGCCGCAATCAGCTACATTGCCGACGGCATAGCCTCTTTAGGACGCGGCGTTTTCAGCCGTGACAGCGACGGCGACGTATTCCCGGATTATACAAGCCCGGTTGCCCAGCTTTTCAACGGCAGACCGCACCCCCACTACAACACCCACGTTTTTATTCAGACCATTACCCGAAACGCATGTTTAGGTAATGGCTTTGCGCGTATTTACCGCGATGACAATGCCCGGCCTTTGATGCTGGAGATCATACCGCCGGAGATCGTGCAAATGGTTTACTCTAATACGGGGGAGTTGTTCTATTGGGTGTCCGGCGTCATGTACGATATGTCGGTAAATTACTACCTGCCCGCAACGGACATGATTCACATCAAAGGCGTGACCGTGACCGGCGAAATGGGGCGTAAAGTATCGCTTGTTCACCGTGACAGCATTGCCGTCGCCATTGGAGCGCAACAATACAGCAACAGCTACATGGCGAAGGGAGCAAGCGTGGGCGGCGCGTATACCTTCCCTAATGTGTTGTCTGAAAAGCAATACAACATGTTACGGCAACAAATCCGTGACAACTATTCGGGCAGCAACAACGCGGGCGAAAGCCTGATACTTGACGGAGGCGCGAGTTTTGTGCCTATTCAAAACAACCCGCAACAGGCCGCCGTACTTGACTTCCGAAACCTAACAACGGTAGATGTCAGCCAAATTTTTAAAGTCCCGCTGCACCTTCTTTCCCAACTGGATAAATCCACATTTTCCAACATGGAGCAACAGAACCAGGATTTTGTTATCCACTGTTTGCAGCCGTGGTCACTCCAAATACAGGAAGAATTTACCACAAAACTTTTCACCACGTCCGAGGTAAAGAACCGTAGGCGCTTTTTCGCTTTTGACCTGTCTACCATGCAAATGGGTGACATGCAGGCGCAAGCGACGTTCTACGCATCCGCTATTCAAAATGGATGGATGACGCCAAACGAGGTGCGCGGCCAAAAGAACCTTAACAAGATCGAAGGCGGCGACAAGCTGTTTATTCAACAGAACATGGCCCCAATGGATACGCTCGAACAAATCCTTGCTGGCAAATACGCTGCACAGGAAGCGCCGGACAATGGCGACCCCGACAGCGACACAGCCGATGAACCACAAACAGAAACGCCATGAGCAAAGAAATACGCGCCTTTACCGGCACCGTTGAAATGCGGGCCGATGATGAAGGCAAAAAGACATTACGCGGCTATGCTCTGAAATTCGGGCAACGCTACGACATGGGCTGGTTTGAGGAAGAAGTCGTAAAGGGCGCTTTGGATGAAACCGACATGAACGACGTACGGGCGCTTTTCAATCACGACCCGTCTTTTGTTTTGGGGCGTACCACAGCCGGAACGCTTCGGATGAAATTGGATGACATTGGCCTCATTTACGAGGTCGACATGCCGGACACCCAGGCAGCGCGGGATCTTATGGTAAGCATTGAGCGCGGCGACATTAACCAAAGTTCATGGGCATTCGGACTGGATTACGAAGATTCCGAAACCGAAACATGGACACGCAACAGCGGCGGCAGTAAATCCGTGCGCTCCATCAAAAAAGTAAAACGAATGTACGACGTATCCCCCGTTACCTACCCGGCAAACCCGGATACCACGGCAGCGGCTCGTTCATTCGATGAAAAGGTTATCAAACAAGAATTACTTAACCAACGTCGGAAGGAAATAAACAACTTTCTGGCAAAACACACATAAAACATGACTACTCAGGAATTGCTGAAAAGCAAACAGGAGCAGCGAGCCACGGCGTTGGCCGAAGTACGAAGCTTTGGCGAAAAGGTGGAAAATCAAACGTGGAAGGAAGAAACCGACCCGGCAGCACTGGCAGCAGTGCAGGCCCGCGCTGTTTCCCTCGAAAACGAGATCCGTGCCCTGCAAGCAAAGGTAGACGCCGACGAAGCCGAAGCCCGTGCCAACAGCCAAAAGTCACCCATTGCGGCTCCCGGCATCATCACCAAACGCGGCGACAACAAAGCCGACGCCCGCAAAGAGTTTCGACTCCTTGAGGCAATCGGCCAAATCGTAAACGACAATCGCCTTTCCGGTCTTTACGAAGAAATGGCGAAGGAAGCCAAAAGTGAAGCCCGCGCAGCCAACATCAGCAACATGGGCGGCAACCTGCAAATTCCTTCGTGGATTATGCGCGACATGAACGTAACAACCCCGGCAGACGGCGGCTTCACGGTGCAAACCGATGTAAACGGCCTTATTCCGCTGCTTGATCCGTTCCCCGTCGTTGCGCGTATGGGCGTTACCATGCTGCCCGGCCTTGTCGGCAATCAGGACTTCCCACGCGTATCCACCGGAGCAACCGCAACGTGGAAAACCGAAAACACCACAGCCGACGAAACCACGCCACAGCTCGACCGTGTGCAAATGTCGCCAAATCGCCTTACTGCATACACGGACGTTTCCCGTCAGCTCATCATTCAGGCGCAAAACGTGGCCATTGAAAACATGACCCGTGCGGAACTTACGCAGGCCGTAAGCAATGCCCTCGACATCGCGTTTCTGAATGGCGCTGGAGGTTCTGAGCCTTCCGGCCTTATCGGAACGTCCGGCGTAAACACCGTTACTTTCCAAGCCGCTGCCGACTGGGCAAAGTTGGTGCAGATGGAAACCGAAGTCGCAAGCGACAACGCCAACGCCGGAACGCTTGGTTATCTTTTCCATACCCGCGTCATGGGCGCACTCAAAACGAAGGAGCGCACGTCATCCAACGGCATCTACCTGGCGCAAGGCCGCAACAACGGCGAAAACGAGGTAAACGGCTACACGGCCCGAACTTCGACGCTTGTGCCTTCCAGCGGCGGCACGTACTACGGCTTTTATGGCGACTGGCGTCAGGCGATGATCGGCCAATGGGGCGGCGTGGACTTGATGATTAATCCATACACCAAAGCCAAAGAAGCCTTGGTTGAAATGGTTATCAATTCCTACTGGGATGTTGGCATTCGTCAACCTTCGGCATTTACCGTCGGTATTGGCATCCACCCATCGTAAACACAAACACAGCCCCCATGTGGCCTAAGTTCACAATCGCAAGCGACGTTCTTATTGAACCTCTGACGCTGGCAGAAGCAAAAGCGCAACTTCGTGTTGATTCATCCGATGAGGATGCATTGATAGGTTCGCTTATTTCCGCTGTCCGGGAAAAGTTCGAGGACGAAACAGGACGTGCGCTTGCGGTTCGTGACATTACAGCCTATTGGGATGCAT